AGCCATGCACAGATTACTTGCTACCCATAAATGGGTCTCTTGGGTCAAACAAGCTCAGTTGATCCTGCTCCCGATCCTTCTTCAGCTGGTCAATATATACTATTATATACAACAAATGAGGCTTTGTCTAATGAGAGCGGAGTATTTTAAATGAAAGCACTGGAAGTATTTACTCAAACTTCGCAGATAAATAACGTACGGTAAGCTTTGAAACATCTAGCTTTCAGGCAAATAAAACAGCATGAGCGACATCCATTTGGTATAATTTAAGTACCAACAAAAACATCCAATGGAGGGCTCATGCCATGAACAGTATAGCACAAACCAACCGCTCTGAAAATCAGCTGTCCGAGAAAATGCAATATTTTCTGAGACGTTACCACGTCAGCCGTATTCTGCGCTCTGCGAATGCCTACAAACATGGTGGCTTTCCTGTCCTCAGCATCTTCCTGCTGGTTTTCCGCATGGTGTTCCAGCAGCATTCCGTCTACACGCAGATGCATCTCCAGCGCACCGCCATGCCTTTCGGCAAGGATACGTTCTACCGCTTCATGAACTCTTGCCGAATCCACTGGCGCAGATTCACGACAGAGATTGCCGCCGCCATCATCTATGACACGCTCGCTCCCCTGACTCATGCAGATCGCATCAACGTGCTCATCCTCGACGATTCCATCTACCATCGCGCCCGCTCCAAAAAGGTGGAGCTTTTCGCCCGCCTCTACGACCATGCCAAGAAGGAGTTCTCCTATGGCTTCCGCTTACTCCCCCACAACTTCTATACTTTTAAATGTATACCTTTACCTCTCAAATTTTCTATGCAATCAGCCAGATATTCAATATTATGCTCTTTGTAAATTGGACTGCTTATAATTTCCTCTTTAAGATTATCGTACTTTTCTGCTGTCCTTCCTCTATAATTTTTATCTTTCCATTCCGCAGAAACATTATATCCTCTTTTTTCCATCTCCTCCATAACCAATACATGGTAAATAAAAAGATGATACGGGGAATATGTAAACACATAGTCCACAGTTTTATGTCTCTTTTTCCATCCATTGCCCCTCAGAGCACAACATTCCCTATGTTGTCCAAGAAGCTGATTTTTGGGCAATAAGTGGATAAGTTTTTCATGCCATAGTCTCATATTGTTCTCCTGTTAATGTTGTGGTCAAGGGTTTTTGTAAGGCAAATTGCAAGTTTAATTGTTGCAAGTTCTCGTTAAACTTTTAGCCCTAAATTGCAATATCAAATCGGGCAGTAGAGTACAACAGAATCAAAAATTATGTGTGAAGAGTTTTCAAGGCGGTATCGAAGCGTTCTTGCGGAGTTTCGTAGTCTAGGATCTTGCGTGGCAGCGTATTGATCCAATCTTCCATGAAAATTATACCATAGAACACGCCGTGTTGCCTAATGCTTCTTTGAAAGAGATATTCAAAACATACAATATGACGAATGGAAGCTCTCCTATATTCTCACCCCTCAACACCAATCTCAATCTCGCCCTTGAAAACAACAACTATTTCGCCATCCTCCTTAACTGCAATGTGATCGAGCAGCCCGCCCCATAACTCCTCGTCGAACTCAAGCTGCTCTCCATTGATCCCACATACCACTTGAATCATGCCCTCCAAGGTGTTTCTCTTGCTCTCCCTCTCGGCAATTTGCTCATCCAACCTCGCTAGATGCCCCTGCTTTTCCACATAGAGTGCGCGAATCTCATTCTCCTGATTCAGATACGCATTCTGATCCTGTGCCACCCGTGCATTCTCACGAATCAGTATTTCAAGACGTTCTGCCAAAACGCCGAGTTCCTGCTCTGTTCTATTACGCTCCTCAGTCAACTCCCTCGTTTGACAAATACCATCAATCAGGGATCGGAGTTCTGCAATCACGTTCTCTTTGACCTCCACCAAGGAGTTCAGTGCTTTGACGAAAATCCGCTTGATTTCTTCCTCCGTCAGATGTCTTGTATTGCATGGCTTCCCTTTGTGGGCATATTTCTTGTTGCAGCGATAGATGACTCTGCGGTATTTGTCGGTCGAGTGCCAGACCTTCGCACCGTAGTAACCGCCGCAGCAGCCGCATTTTATCTTGTTCGCGAAGATGCTTACGCCGCTGTGCTTCCCTCTCTTTTCACGCTCCTTGACTTCTGTCTGCACAAAGTCGAACAAGTCCGGCGGGATAATTGCCTCGTGGTGCTCCTCCACATAGTACTGTGGAATCTCGCCCGTATTCTTCCGTCGCGTCTTATCCAAAAAGTCTGCCGTATATTGTTTCTGGATCAGCGCATCACCGCGGTACTTCTCATTCGTGAGGATGGAACGCACTGTGGAGATGTACCACTTGTCCTTTCCCGACGGGGATTTGATGCAACGCTTCTCCAGTTCCTTGGTAATGGCATAGAAGGATCGCCCGCCGAGGAAGAGTTTATAGATGAGCTTCACCACTTTCGCCTGTTCCTCGTTGATTTCGAAGTCCTTGTCATAGCCGAGAAAGGCACTGTAGCCCACACTGGTCTTGCCCTCGGCGAACTGCTTGCGCTTGCCCCATGTGGTGTTCTCCGAGATACTGCGGCTCTCCTCCTGAGCCAAGCTGGACATAATCGTGATAAGGAGTTCTCCGCGCGTATCGAACGTCCAGATGTTCTCCTTCTCGAAGTAAATCTCTACGCCGTTTTCCTTGAGCTTGCGGACGTTCTGCAGAGAATCCACAGTGTTTCTCGCAAAGCGGCTGACCGACTTTGTAATGATAAGATCAATCTTGCCGGCAAGGGCATCCTCAATCATCTGGTTGAAGCCGTCACGTTTCTTTGTGTTGGTTTCACTGATCCCTTCGTCCGAATACATACCGACGAAATCCCAGTCTGCACGACTCTCGATGTAGTTCTTGTAATGCGCCATCTGCATTTCGTAACTGGAAGCCTGTTCTTCATGGTCGGTGGAAACTCTGGCATACCCTGCCGTTCTGCGTCGCCTTGGTTCTGCCGTAACCTCAGAGCGAAAGATTTTAGGACTGGCAGGGATGACCCTCACTGTCTTTGCCATCGGTATGCGCCTCCTTCTTTGAGTTGAAATATGACCTCATCGTCGGATATGACAATCCGCTCGACGTTCTGCACAATCTTGCCCTCGTAGCCATTGCCAAAAAAGGATGCCACAGCTTCCTTCAGTTCTGACTCTGGTAATCTCCTCAGTTGGCACTTTGTGCGCGGCTGACTGCAAGCCCACACCTTAGTCCCCTTCGTCCATGTATCGCGCTCACACTTGCTTCCGCAGGAGGCACAGTACACTTTGTTGGTGAAGGGATTGCTGCCGCGCTGCCCGTTGTAGATGCGGGCAGTCTTTTTTATGCGACCGTTGACGAGATGGAAGTCGATTCGATCACCGTGAATGACGACCTTGGACACCTTGCGTTTGAGTTCTGCAGTATCAAAATCATCCTTCTCCATGACGTCTCTGACCGCAGCCGCAAGCTCCTCTTCCTTGATCGGACGGCTGTCACAGGATTTCCTACCTTTCCGCTCTCTCGTGTTGCAGCCCCATCGCCTGTACTTCCCGGCAGTTCTTCTGCTGAAGCCGCCTCCGCAGCATCCGCATTTCACCATTCCGGAAAACGGCATCAGCACAGGATTCCGATTGGCCGCCCCTTCGGCTCTCCGTTTCCGTATCTCCTGTGCCTTGTCGAAATCTACCTTTGACACCAGAGGCTCGAACACTCCATCCACCATGTAAATGGGAAGTTCGCCTTTATTCCGTTTGCGGATATGACCTTCCGTGATGTAGTTCTTCTGCAGCACCATTGTACCCGTGTAGGAGCAATTTGAGAGGATGTCTTTGACCGTGGTCTGCTCTATTGGTCTCCCCTGCCGTCCTGTGATTCCGCGCCCCGCAAGTGTATTGGCGATGGCGTATGCGGATTCTCCGGCAAGGTATCTACAAAATATCTCCTTGACGATCTCGCCCTCGGAAGGAACGATGCGGAACATCTCGCCGTCCCAAGTGTAGCCATAAGGCGGTTTATGCCCGTTCGGGATCCCCTGTGCGAACCGCCTCCGCACGCCCCATCGGATGTTTTCACCAATGCTTCTGCTCTCTTCCTGCGCAAAAGATGCGAGCAGCGTCAAGAGCAGCTCTCCGTCCTCGGATGTGGAATCAATGTTCTCACGCTCGAATCGGACGGCAATGCCCTGCTCTTTCAATTTCCGAACGGTATTGAGGCAATCCACGGTGTCACGGGCAAAACGGCTGATGCTTTTAACGAGCACCAAATCAATCTTCCCGGCGTTGCAGTCGGCGATCAGGCGCTTGAACTCATCTCGGTGTGTAGTGCTTGTCCCTGTGATTCCTTCGTCTGCGTACACGCCGGCATATTCCCATGCGGGGTTCTTTTGGATGAGTGTACTGTAGTAACTGACCTGCGCCGCAAGGGAGTGGTGAAGCGTATCCACAGAAACACGGGCGTATGCCGCCACACGCAGCTTTTTCTGCAATATAGGGCTTGCTTGAACTCTTCGTATCTTCATGGTGCTCCCTCCTTTCCACTCCCATATTCCCGTACTATCCGCACGATAGCAAGTCAATATCTGAAAATAGAAGCCCGATGACGGGGCGATATTTCTCGCGCATTTTCGCTTCAAACGCAAGATACTCGTCCTCTGACAAAAGCCCGCTCTGCAGCATTTTCCATGAAGCACGCATCACCATCTGATACGTCATTTCCCGTATTCCTTCTTCCTTGCTCATCTCAACATCTCCCTTCATGAAACAGCAGACAAAAACGGCTCTTGTGGTCACCTTTGCGGGCATAAAAATAACCCGACGGTAAGCCGCCGGGCATTGAGGTTAAAGCAGTTATTTATCTTTGAGGCTGTGCATCATATCCTGCAGTTTCTGCGGAACGGGAAGCCCCATCCGCGCTGCGTTCTCGATGATGGAGATTCCTTCATTCGAGATGTAGAAGAAGATCACGGCAGAGCGTAGGACACAGCCGCTCCCGATGATGTGAACATCTAACACATTCGCCACGCCGACAAGGGTGAAGATGCAGACTTTCTTGCAGATGCCCTTGAAGCCGATGGCACTCGACAGCTTCTTCTCTACAATCGCACGGAGAACTCCTGTGATGTAATCCGTTGCCACAAATGCGACAAGTGCATAGAGCAGATCGTCAAAGCTGCCGAGGAACTCCCCGACTACGATGCCAATGCCCGCCGCATAGAGGCGTATTGTCAAAATCTGATCCATATCAGCCCCCCCTGCTTTCTTCCATTTATTGAGATTGCTCATCCTGCGCAGTCGTCGCCTCTGCGCCGAATTCCGCGAGGATCTTCTCGGCAGAGATGAAACCTCGGTATCTAGCCATCTTCCACCAACTCCCTGCATTCCATCACGAGCCATCGCTTCTTCCCGCCAAGCAGATAG